TTATTTGTCAATTTTAAACTTAAATATAGTTATCCACGTTAAAATCAGTGCTGGCAAAAATCCAATATTTAAATTAGATGGATTTAAGAGTATCGAATGAAAGTCTTTTAAATTTATATATTCAAGCTTTAAATTTTCAACTAAAGATTGATATAATGCAAAATAAATTATTGTCCATTGTATAATATGTTCTAATACTAATATTTCCTCTTCTTTCAAAGTTATTTTACGCAAAGTTATTTTCACTATAGTAATTTGCATTATCCCTGATAGCAAAATTTGAATTAACCCTAGCCAAAAGTAGTCACTATCTTCTAAATTAAAAAACAATGATATTAAAACAAGCAACACTGTGGATAATAAAAGAGAAGCATAACCTAAAATCATAAAAAGAACACCGTACATTATAGACTTTACGAATAAGAAATAGTTATGTTTATTTGTCAAAATATAGCTAAGTACACACATTAATAAAAGTAATATGATTACCTTAATCATATCTTACGACCTTTCATATTAAATTTCATACAAAAAAACCAGCCGCACGGCTGGCTATAAATACTTTTTGAGCTCATTACATAGTAATATCCTTTTTTATTATACCATAACTAAAATAAATTTCAAATAATATAAATACTTTTCACATAATCTAAAAATTTAACGTTCTAGACTTTTTAACTATGCACTCTCAATGTTTTAAGTCCTGACTAGTAATGTCTGAGAGCTCTGTGCTATCTGTTATACCTATGGATATATAAAAACATAAAAGCCTTCTTTTATAGGAAGACTTTTATGTCATAAGCTTATATCTTAAACGAAAGATACAAGTATTATAGCATCTCACTAAAATGAAACAACAGTGTGTTTTACACTTATATAAAAATAAATTAAAAAATAACAATGAAATATTCTGTTCTCATGTTATCATACTATAAGCTTGAAGCAAACACCGTATTGCATCAAATCTAAAAATATTTTGATTATTTATCGAACGACATTTGCATTACAAAAAAATAACCACGCAGTAATTGGTTTAGGTGGTGTGGCGACTTTAACAATCTTATGCCGCTATGATATGTATTGAGTGACGGGCAAAAAGGGTATCAATTGCAGGATAAGTGTTAGGTTACTAGGCCACTTAACAGGGTATATAGTTCACTCCTACTATATACAGTTAATTATAACATAAAAAAATAGGCAAGTACTAAGTACCTGCCCGAAAATGATAATTTTAGCTTAGAGAGAAAATCTGGATAAATTTCTAATAATATAATAACATAAACCTTTTATTTTATTCAAATAAAAAGACAAACACCAAAGTGCTTATCTTTCTGTATCGCATGTATTTTGTATAAGAAGGCTTTCTAATATAATTATAACATAAGCTAAACTATTTAAAAAGAAAAAAGCGATTGCATTATGCAATCGCTTTGATAACTGTCTGCTAAATAACTGTATCATATTCCGTCCTATAAGTCACCTAATATGCAGTTAAGAGCAAATAAACATGTATTCCAAACAAAAAACACCCCGCAAACTATTATGCGGGTGTGTTAAAGCTGCTTCTATACTACGGGGGTAGCAAGAACTTTGCTCTCTATCATAAAACGAAAACACGCCCAGTGACATGCTTGGGCTAACAATGATGATGTAAATAGTTGATGCATGTCTTTAAATAATAACAAAAAATCAGTCCGAAAGCTAGCCACAATATAAACTTGAGAGAAATGCTGCACAATGTTCCAATGAAATTTATCACATCTTATCTTTAAATGCAAATAAAAAAAGCAGGTGTGTAACGCACCTGCTTAAAAAGACATGACTTACTAATTATAAAATATTTCTAGTTATTAGTAAACAGATTAAGTCGCAAAGGATCGAACATTATATCCAAATTTATAATTAAATGTAACAGCTTCAAATAAAATAACTTCCTTGTATCCACACAATAATTTGAAAACTGTAAAATACCCTTTTAAAGTATAACAAATCGTGAGCTTTTAAGCAAATATTATATTGCACTAAACTTACCGAAACTACTTATTCGATTACCTGCCTTGTCTACCTCTCCTGTCGCAATATAACGACGTTGTCCACTATTAGCAATATAAGTGATCCATCTGTAACCATTGATACAATAGGCGCCGTCATACGTGATTGTTGTGTTGTTAGGTAATACCCCAGTGATTCTTGAATTAGTTGAATAACCGTCTCTTACATTATTACCTTTAACATTAGCTACTGTGTAATTGCCTTGTTCTTTTTTATATGGTACCCCTTTACTATCTAAGGTATAACCTGCTGGTACTGGTGGATTCTTTTCGTTTTTAACTGGCACTTTAACCTCACTAGCTACCAAACCACCTATAGACTTACCATGAATCGCACCAGCTATTAGTTTAGAGTACAAGTCGTAATTTTTCTTAATCCAATCCATATCATTTTTATTAGTAATAAAACCTAATTCAGATAAGCGGTAATTAATATTTATTTCAGCTGATACATTAACATTTAGCAAATCATTACGAGGTGTTATACCTCTTATTTGTCCCAAGTTATTTTTAATAACATCTTGTATACTTTTATCAATAGTATCTGCATTGAATTGACTTGAGATAATAACATGACCGCCACTTGCGCTTTCTCCTGCTGCATCTAAATGTATCTCTAAAACAATGTCATACCCCTGTGATTTAACCCAATATAAGCCATAGTCTTTTTTATTCCCTACATTAACACCGTATGCAGTATCTTGATACATGTCTTGTGATTGACTGGAGCCGCCATATAAAGCAACTTCATGTCCCGCATGTCTTAGATACTTAGCGATATTGGGCGTTATATATTTACGGATGAAATCACGTTCGTTTGTTCCATTACCAACTGCGCCTGGATCATTATATCCATGACCAGCCACAAGCATAATCCTTTTAGGTTTAATTACTGCCTCTTTTTTTGCAGTTGCTTGCTTAATAATACCTTTAGCCTTATCCTTAACACTTATGCTATCAGGGAAATTTAATCTAATAAAATACATTGGATTGTCATAATAATGGACATGTCTTGTAACAGTTTCAGGACCCCAGCCAGGTTGCGCAACGCCATTAGTCCATCCTTTCCCATTCCAGTTTTGGCCAAATGATGTGAAAGTGTTTAAATTTGCACTCTCAACAATTTCAACATGACCCGCTCCACCACCATACTTCGATGGGAAGACGACAATGTCCAACTTTTGTGGTAAAAAACTGTCATAGTTTTTAATTATTTGACCATATTTTTCAATTTTCGCTTTATTATCAAATGGGATATTATAAGCGTATAAACCTTGTAACCTTTCTCCTGTTGCTAACATAAAGAACATATTTGCATAATCGTAACATTGAAACCCGTACCAACCATCTGGATTAAATTGTTTTCCTAATGAGTTATCAAACCATTTTTCTGCTTGATTTCTTGTCATTAACATATATCAATCACCTACCCTAAATCATTTGTGTCATTCATATTTGTAGGTGTCATTACTTCTTTAATTGGCGCTTGTCCTGTTGCTTTTCTATACTTATTTTCAGCTTTATATTTCTTTAGTTTTTGATTCGCCCAGCGTCCTTCTTGTGATGTTGGATTGTCTTTATAAGCGGTGTATAAAGCAATGACTGTTAAGATAATCGATGAAATACTCTCTTCATCTACTGGTATCGGGCTTATACCTTTGTTCGCTAAAAACTGATTGACTAACGCTAAAATTAATACAATATATCTTGTTATTACTTTTGTTTCCATTTGTTTGCTCCTTTTATCCAAAATAAAAAGACGACCAATAAGCCATCTATTTGATATTTATATTACAGTGTGTTAATTTATATATAGAAAAAGGGCAACATGCGGAAACATGTTACCCTAGTGAGCCCGTTAAAAAGACGGTGACCTCTGTAGTTAAATGAATTTATATAATCCTCTAACCATCGTACTCGTCAAAGTTAGCGATGGTTATTTTTTATGGTTTAATTTAACGATTGCGATGACTAAACTAAGCAAAGTAACGATAAACATACCGAAACTAAACATTAAATTTAGTGCATCAACAACAGATACCACAAAGGTGTCTCCTTTCTAAAGATTTCAGTAATGCCACCATAGGCACCACCTCCTTATACTCAGATAGCCACCATCTATCCAACTTGCTCACTTTTGTATATCACCATAATCACAACAATAATAAAAAGCCAGTGTCAAAGCACTGACTCTTAACTGTTACTTACATTTACCAAACCAAAAACAAGCCCAAAAACTATAACCTAAAATCCCTTTAAGCATGGTACTCACCTCCTTTAAATACCGAATATTGTTTTTAATATTGCTATAACAAACGTACTTAGTATCGTCCCTATTAATCCAAGAATCCACATCTTGATATCTCTAATATTTTTGGCATTTTTTTCCTTATTTTTTTCATCTTCTTCTTTGTCGCGCTTTAATTCTTCAAAATTTCTATCTAATTTGTCATAAATCTTTTCTTGCGCTCTAAGACTATCTTCTATTCTGTCGAATTTTTCAAACATAGTCTTATCATTTTCTTCTAAACGCGTTAAACGCCAATCTTGTTCATGTCGTTTGGTAAATCCAAACATTATGCCACCCACTTTATTTAAATTAAAAAGCCATAGACTCTCGGCCTATGACTCTAGATTTTCTGGATACTTTTCTCCTGTAATAATTGCATATTCCTCTTTATCTATAACTTCCATATCTACATACCACGCTATATCTTCTTTACTATATTCTTTCAATTGATACCAAGTTTTAATATCTTCGAATGTTGGTGAAATTAATTTAAGCATTTTCAGTCTCTCCTTTAACCTCTTCTAATTTTTTATTGAATGCTACAATCTGTTTTGCCATCAAAGCGTTTTGTTTATTAACTTGCATCAATAACTTTGTACTTTGAACAACTTGCTTCTGCATACTAGCAACCATTTTTCGTAAGATATCATCAGAAGCACCTGTACTATTCTCTTCATTATCAATCTGTTGATGTGTGTCATCCTTTTCTTCTGAATAATCTTCGTTAAAAACTATTTCCCCATTTGAATATTTAAAGGCTTTAGGTCTAAAAACTTGAGAGAAATTTTCTGGTAAATTTTCAATATCAATGCCTTCTTCAAAGCCACCAATAACAGCATATGAAATAATCTCATTGCGTTTATTAACTAATATTTGCATTATCTTCTCACTCCTATAATTTTGTTAATTGTTCCTCTATTTGCGTTCGCACCAGAGCCTCTTTGACTTCCTAAGTCGAAATAGACATCGTTTGATATAGTTAAAGATGTACGACTAGATTTAGTTAATCCAAACTCATAAACACCTCCACCATTTCCATCACCATCTGGAAGATTTGAGGGATTCAATGAAATTTTACCGCCACCAAAGGGATTGCCAAACTCAGTAAAGTCTCCCCCTGGAAAAGTTCCATAAAAAATTAACAAAATAAATTGATCTAAACTCTCATTTAAGTACAATGTAGAGCCCACACCATTTGCTGTTCCCTCAAAAATAACCGAATACCTTTTATTAAACTTGTCATCTGCGTATAATTTAGCGTTACTTTCGGCCATATTAGCTTTTGATTGAGCACTTTGAACAGTTTCAAAAGGTGTATTGTAATCATTAATAGCTAATTCTGACCACTCAGACCATGAATCCCCTTCTTTTCTTTTAACAAACACTTTATTTGTACCGTTCGGTCGGTAAGTCATACGCTTGTAATCTGAAGTTACTACTAAATATTCGACAGTACCGTTAGTACTAACACCTCTTGGATAATTTATAGCTTGTGATACATAAATAAATTGCGTTGTATCTCCTACTCTTTGTTCTGGATTGTTAAAATCAAATCCAGTAATCTGCATTATCTTACCATCATCTTTGGTAATCTTAGCTTTTTGCCAATTCGATGTTGAACCACTTGTGACTAAACCACCGCTATTTACCGATTGCTTGAAAGCCTCATGTTTCTCATCCATATATCGCTTTTGCTCATCAAATGTTCTTGAATAAGACTGAGCTTTATTTTCCAAATCGGTTATATGGCTATTAGCAAGTTGCTTTAATTCATCAATACTTGAAGATTTTGCTATTTGAATATCTGATAGACCTTTTTCTTTAGCTTTTTCAATCAGACTCGCATAATCCTCACCATTTTTTATAGCCTCGTCCATTGCTTTCGCGCGATCCATAATAGTTTTTTCTAATTCTTGAAACTCAACAATATAGTGTAATTTTGTTTCAGAGGGAATCTTGCTAAACAAACTTTTTTCAACGTTAAATGTGATAGTTCTCTCGACAACTACCACGTCTGAATTACCTAATTCTGCAACCGAAACTTGAGCTTGATAACTTCCATCTCGTTTAATTACATCGTTAGGTAATTGAAATTTTAATGTGCCTTTAAATGGATCTAATATTTCTAGTGGAGCAACCACCATAACTCCTTTACCTCGAATCGCTATTCGTGCTTTGATATTTTCTTCACTCAATAATAACGGTTGATTATTTTTAGTGATATTAAAAAGAAGAACAGAAGAATCACTCTCTCCTGTTCTAAAAGTTATATCTAGATTTGAAATATTTTCATAATGCGCTGTGTTCTCTAAATTAATATTTACAGATTTCTCTAAATTACTCATTAACTTATAATTCTCCCTTCGTGTAAAGTCCATGGCCCTGAACTTGTTTTACTATCATAGTTTTTCAATAGTATCTCAGCAGATGCTGTAACACTATTACGAACTAGCCTATGAACAAAACCACCTGTATTTGAAGCTTCTACATATAAGTTCCAACCTGCTACCCCTTTACGTTCAGTCGGAAAATCTGTAAACCGTTTTGTATCATCTGTTGTTAAGTAAAACGACATACCTACTATATTAATATCTGACATTTTTGTGATGAATGAAGGTACTCTCTCCCATTTACCACTATTTTTAGGCACATAATTCCAGTCCGAAATGTCTCCCGTTCTCCCAGAAAGCACCCTTTCAAAAGTCATCATGTTTCTTGCATAACTATTACGCGTTAATATTTGAATAACATCTCCGCCAGTTTGTGGTGGTTTTACTTCTAAGAACCAACCTGCATCGCGCCATTCTCTTGGTAGTGGGAAATCATCAATTTGAACTGTATGATCTGTGTATAAATAATAAAGACCTGGCTCTGTTAACATTCCAAGGTTTGTTAGTTTATCAGGTCTCATTGGTAAAGGTTTAACTCTACCGCCTGTATCACTCATGATAAAAGGGACGCCTCTCGAGTGCAGAATTTCTAAAATACCTCTTTGGCCAATCATGAAAATACGATGTGTTCTATTTCCATCGCCACCAACAGTAACACCTAGCATCAAAGCCTTTTTACCGCTATCTTTATCATAGTATATTTGCAGACCCTCTGCTTCCGCAAATTCACCAGGAAATGAATCAAGTGTGCCACCATAATCAGCATCAACTTGATATACTTCTTCTCCTGTTTCTAAATCGAAAGCCGTTAAATAGTTTCTATTATTCGGATTACTATCTCCTGTGTACCAATACAAGTATTTTTCATCAAAAGTCACACCTTGCATTGGCTGAGTTTCATTTGTTAGTCTCATAGGAATGCTAATTTTATGCAAAACTTTATCAATATTTTTATCAACATCGTCTAAACTTCTTATCTCTATATAATTCATTGAGTTTTCAAGTTCCCATTGACTTCTAGGTCTCTCAATTCTGTATAGAATTTTATTTTCTTTTTCATTTATGACTGGTGTGATATAAGGCTTTTCTGGATGTCCTGTAAATACGTCTTGCATACCATACTTGCCATAACTAATCTCTACATTAGGCGTGTACTTAAAGCGAACTAAGGTGTTTTCATTATTACCATTTAAGATAAAACTATAAATCCATAACTCATCATCAATATATCTATAACCGTTATGTGTACCATGTCCGCCACCTACAATTAATGAGCTGTCTATAAATTGCCCATTAGGTCTTAAACGACTTAACATATAACCGTTATTTCTTGCTTGTGTCATGTACACTATACCGGTTCTGTTATCAAACCAGAAGGATTGCATTACTGCATTTGTAAGAGGTGCAAGTTCTGTCACAAATAAAAATTCTTGCTTATCAGGTTCAAAACGATACTCGATATCAAGAATTTCTTGTTTGGTCTTATTTAATTCTCTTATAGTTTCCTCTTTATTAATTTGAGTTTTGGTTTCCCAATCGTCTAAATGTTCTTTTAATGTGTCAAAGGTTTCGCCGTTTACATTAACTCGAGCTTGAACAATCTCATTAGCACTGTTATTACGTGGTGCCACAACAAGTGCGTTAATTTGACTTTGTAAAGATTTGTTTACTGCTGCTTGCGATCTACCATTATAATAAATTTGCTCAGCGAAGTGTTGAATTGTTTTAGCTTTCTGATGCAACTTAAACTCTGTTGTCAAGCCAAGTGCAAATTGCTCTATTCTTTGCAAGTTTTGTACTTCCTTAGCTCTATAATCTCGACCTGCTAAAGCTCCCAAATCCTTTATTAAATACAAATTTTCCATAATGCACCTTCCTTTCTAATAAAATAGCACTGTACCAAGTTTCCCACTATCGTCAACTGTTATTTTCCACAATTTACCGTTTGGGGATTTCTGTACAATGCTATTTTGAATAATTCCTGCTTCGCCTATTTTTAAATTATCTAATTTATTTTTATCATCTACCGAAATGATACCGTCTTGAGGCAATCCATCAATATCACTACTGCCTGCATAAGGTATCCCATTTATAGCTTTCCAATGTGTAGCTGGAAAGTACTGTTTATCGTTTTCAAGTAGCGCTTTGATTTTAACTTCTTCTGTTGCCATTATATTAATACACTCCCTATATCCATTGTCTCGAAAGGAGAATTCAAAGTACTAGTGTATAAATGATTTATACGATTTGCTTGATAGTTATATCTATTATCTTGTGCAATAACTCGTCTGTTAAGCGCTTGTTGAATTTGTACCATATCTTTTATTTCATTGCTGAAAGACACTTCATCTATTGCGTTTACAAATGGATGTGACCTATCAAGTTTAACAACCTTTAATTCAGTGTTATATCCCATTAATTCATGAACAAAAAATACGCTATCTCTTGGTTCTATTTTTTCATAACCTATATAATTAACATCTAATTCAGTCTTAGGAGTATCATTTATTTGCTTTTTTGCAAATTCTAACAGCTTATCCTGTGTTTCGATATCTTCATTTGTTTGCGTATTAGCATATCGAATCCCAAACTGCTTTGCACTATCTGCGACATAATCAACAATTGCTTTGTATTGATTGCGACCTGAATTATCAGCAATTAAATTTAAGACTGTTGATTTTTCAGTTCCAACGTACATACAAGGCTTCGCTTTTTTATTTGAAGATCTATCAATTCTATTTTTGGGGTCTTCTCCTAAAAATATCATTTCTAAAACATGCTTGCCTTTATCAATATTTTTTATTAAATCTATTGTTTCAGACTGAACCGACTTAGCAAAACAAGAAATTTGCTTAATTTGCTTGCCGTCTAAAATCAACTTATATATTCCACCTTGGGAACCTTTTTTGATTGTAAATCTAACTGTTTCATTACCATACTTGCAATTAAAGTTAATAGTAGCTTTAGAACCAATTGTTTCAGTCCGATAAGTGCCTTCTTTTATGAAACCATTTGAATAATTAATGTCAGTTGTTTTAATAGGGTTATAATTTTTCTTTTCCTCAGCTGTGTACTTTTTCCCAAAAACTTTTATAGCTGTTCTTAATTCCAACGTACTGACAGTAGCAGACACAGTATCAGTATTATATTGATACCTTATTACTTTTTCACTTCTTTGATAGAATGTTTCAGGAGAATAAAAACATATCTCCGTATCATTTGGATAAATAATACAACCAAACAAATCTACTGCTTCTTTACAATATTCTAAGCCATTTTTATTACCTAATTCATCAATTGGTATTTTTCTTTTAAAATCTCCAATTATTTTATAGGTCATCTTGACTGACGTTTTTTGATTTGCAAATCCATATCTTAAGTACTCATCTAAAGAGTATTCTGGCGTTTTATCAGTTTCGCTACTGTCGTCATCAAGCTTATTTGATCCCACTGAGTGATTTTGAAATTCATACATTATGTGATACGCCGTAACTTCAATAAAAACTTTATCACCTTCAACCTTTGGCGCTGTCTGCTTAATTGTGTATTTTTCACCATGATAAATTATGAAGTTTTCACAAATCAATAAATCAAAAACAAAACTATTATGAGTAGTTCTATAAACTGTAAAGGTGATGTACCTAGCTTCATTCAGTTCATAATATTCTTTAAAAGACCCATAATCTACATCTAGTAAATTTTCACAAATCAATTCATTAAAATCCATTACTGATAAATGATCATGATAATCCATTAAGTCACCTACCTATAAATAAAAGGAAACTTAAATGTAGTTTTAATATCACTGACGTCTCCTTTAATCTTAAATTCATTTTTACCTGGCGCTAATGTTATAATGCCTCTATTTGTATCAATTCCCACTCTATTTATATCTCGATATGCATACACACCATCTAAAACAAAATCAGTGTTTTTATCTATACTTTTGTTGTACTTAAAAGTATCTCCTGTTGTATAGTTAACTAGTTCAAATCCTCCACTCGCATTTAAATTAATTAATATTTTCAAATCGTGCTTGAATCGTGGATTTATCGTATCAGTGGAACCGTTCCAAATAGTAAATTGATTTGATGTATGTGTATATTTAGGTGTGAAATCAAGAGGAATTCCATTTTCAAACATCCAATTAGAGTCGAATAAGAACTCGCTATCGGTCCAATTAACTGATTCAGAATATCCTTTATAAACATTTAAACTAACTTCAATTTCAGTTGAAGAACCATCTTTTAAATTAGATGTAACATTAGCTGTATTCACTGCATATTTAACACCAGGCATTTGAGAAGTAATAACATAATAAGGATGTCTGCGATTAAACACAGATCTAAACCAATGCTCAAATAAATTTAAATCTATAACATCTATACCATCATAGCCAAACCTTAATACTAATGAAAAAGGCGCAAAACTAATTGCGCCCGGTAAAATACCATCTACTCCGTTAATAGTTACACTGTTATCATTGGTGTTTGGACTTTCAGCCCTTGCATCTAAAAATATAAGCTGATTAAAATCTGTTATTACTTCTTCCTTGTAACCATCTATGATTTTTACAAAAGATTGCATTAATTAGTCAAACCTCCCATATAATTATTTGCATTTGCTCTATGTCCACTTTGTTTTGACAATATTTTTTCTAAACCTCTAATTGCATCATTAGAACCTAAGTTATTATCCTGAGAAGAAACAGTTTGAATCAATGCATCTGTTAATTTATTTCCTTTATCACTTAACATAACAATTTGTTCCAACAATTTTTCAACTGTAGAAGTATCATTATTTACAGTGATGTTATTTGGCTTGCCATCCATACCGATGATGCGCATAACCTGTTCAGTTAATTGAATTGCTCGTTTACGTCTAGTTAAAGGGATAACCATCTCCTGTTTATCTCCTTCACCCACTTCAGCAAGTTGATGCTTTGTAATCAAACCACCATTCGCATATCTTCTTGGACCACTTGGAGACCAACCACCTCTTGGGTTAAACTGTGAGCGCCAATATCTGTTGTTAAAGAACGCTAATAACTGATCGTAACCACTATATATGTTGTTGTGACCTCTAACAGCATAATGTCTAAATGTTTGTGGGATATATTGAAGCAATCCTTTTGCTGGATTGCCCTGTAAAACGTTGATGTCTCTAAGCGAACTAGATTGAGTTATACCTGCATTTCCTCCTGATTCGTGTTGAATCAAGCTAATGATATTTCCTACATCACCCGAAGTAACATTAACACCCATTCGTTTTGCTGCACGACGTATATCGCCTGCCCAAGCAGATGCAGCCTTATTAACACCTGAACCACTTCGAACGCCACTACCTTTAAGTGACTTCAACCATTTCATAGGGTCTTTAGCTGTATCATTACCTGGATGTGACCCTTGCATCAATTGGAAATGCAAGTGTGCTCCTCTAACGAAATTACCTGTAGCACCGGATTTCCCTATCAGTTGACCAGCTTTAATACGTTGGCCTTGTCTTACTAATTGCTTAGATAAATGCATATACCAATTCCATTCGTTAGCACCGGTCTTAATTTGTATAGAATTACCGCCACCGTAATCAGTCCATACTTTATCAGCTATACCGCCTTTAACAGCATAAATGTTCGTTCCTGGATCCATGCCAAAGTCGACACCATAGTGACGACCGCCATTAAAGTTAAGTCCACCTGTGTAACTCCCAAACCTTTGCCAAATTGGATAGTCAAATAGATAGCTTCCATCGCCTCCGCCACCAAAATCTTCAAACCACGATTTTACTTTGTCTACTAATTTCTTTTTGAGCAATGAGTATGCGCCTTTAGCAATTTTTACTGTAGCGTTAGCTCCGCCTCCAAAATTAATATTTAAACCTGACATTACTTTATTTACTAGTTTCCCTGGATGTTGTACGTAATCCCACACATCGCCGATTTTATCACCTAACCAAGATGCACCATCTTTGATTTTATCGCCTGCCGCTTCAACCATTTCTTCTGCACCTTTTTTGATATTATGAGCTGTGTTTTTAGCTTTAGAACCGAAGTCCCCTGCTTTTTTACCAAGATTTTCAGTAACTTGTTCCATCCATTTTTTCTTTTTCGTACCACCATGGAATTTTGGCAAAACACCCATCCGCTGTAACTTCAGAGTGTCATTGGCATTTATTACACTATCTCCAACTCCTAGTGGAACAACCACATCTCGTCCTTGGGGTGCATGGAATGTTCCGTCAGCCCTGTGAATTACTTCTTGAACTCCACCACCTGGGGCGTTTCCAGAACCTCTATCATTTAATACAGCAAATGTCGGTTGCGTTAATGCTCCTGAATTATCGGTAGCTACACCCTTTCCTGCTAAAGTACCAGTAGACAATGTAGGTATTGGCTTGATGAGATTTTTATCAGTAATGGCTTTAGATATTTTATTAATACCGCCAATCATGCTATTCAAACCGCCAATAGCTTTATTAGCAACATTTTTACCTAAATCAGCCGCAGCTCTTCCCATGTCTTTACCAATATCTCTAATCCAATCATATGTTTTTGATAGCCATTTTCTAAAACCATTAAATACTGATTTAGCGTTAGACCATGCCGAACTTGAAATTGCATCAAAACGATCGTGGGCTCTTGAATACATATCTCCTGTCCAACCTTTTAAAGATTTGTATGAGTTACTAAACCATTTCGATGTTCCTTTCCAAACGGATTTTGCATTCGACCATGCTGTACTAGAAATATTATCCCATTTCGATCGCGATTTATTAGCCATATCCGTTAGCCAGCCCTTTGCACTTTTATATGCATTGCTAAACCATTTTGATGTGCCTCTCCAAATAGATTTTGAATGCGCCCAAGCTTTGTCTGAGGCATCTGAATACTTTTGCTTAGTTTGATTGTAAATACTTCCTGTAGTCGATTTAACAGATTGCCAAGCTTTTCCAAACCATTTACCAGTACTATTAGCTATAGCCTTAGTGTGATATCCTACAGAACTTTTGGCTGAGCTCCAACCTGAACTTAATTTACTTGGAATTCCTTTGATTCCACTCCACATTTTTTTCATTTCGCCGCCAAAATGATTAGCATTTCTGCCCATTTTACTAAAGGCTTCGCCAGTTTTACTTTTTACGCCGTCCCAAGCATTTCCAAACCATTTCTTTATATTTTCTCTGTTTCTACGAGCTGTTTCTTCTTGTTCTTTAGCGTATTTATCGCTTTTTTTCTTTTGGTCTTCTCTAAAGTTAGACCACCAACTTTTAAGGCCATTCCACCACTTTTCAGTATTTTTATATACACGACCACTGGATAAATCCATCTCTTTATCAATATCTTTATTTTGCTTTTTAACAACGTCTACTACAGCATCTTTTTTAGATTTTGCCTTTCTTACTTCATCCTTATGTCTTTGATCAGCAATAGCTAACAATTTATCTTTTTCAGACTTAGAAAGGTTGACGTTATTTTTTATAGCAATGACATCATCTTCATATTGCTTGTCCACTTCTTTTTTTCTTGCTTTTCTTGCTTTTTCTGCTTCTTTAATTGCTTTGCTCGCTTCGTCTATTGAATAAGCATTTCTGTTTCTTTGCATTCTTACTAAAATACGCTCTTGCTCTTTTTCAGTCTTACTCAGTTCTTTAACAGTGATGTCACGTCTTTGATTTTCAAGCTTTTCAATTTCTTTTCTTTCATTTTCTGAAATCTGACCATCACTTAAAGCTTTTTCTTTCAATTCTTTGATTTTCTGATTGAGTTCTTGCTCTTTTTTAATTCGCAAGTCATTTTTTTCTTTAGTTCGAGTTAAAATGTTTTGCTTTTCTTGTTCATCGAATGCACTATACTTATCAATAAGTTCTTGAGTTTTTTCGAGTTCCTTTTTATTTCTTTTTTCTATTTCAGCTATAAGGTTATTAGATAAATCCGTTTCAATTTTCAAAAGTTTTTTTGCTTTGTCTTCTGATATCTGACCCGAGTTTAAACGTACTTTTTCCATGATTCTGTTGTTTTCTTCAGAATAGTGTACGTATTTTTCTAAAGCTTTTTCTGTTTCTTTTGAAACACCTTTCCCTAGCACTTTTACAGTATCGGATGCCTTCTTAGAAGCTGTGCCCATGGTTTGCATAAATCCTTTAAACTTGTTGACTCCTACTTTCAGAAGGTCATCGTCACTCAAAGATTTATAACCATCTTTCATATCCTTTGAAAACTTTTCTTTGAAGCTTTTGCCTATACTTCCAAGATAATTTTTAAAATCTCCTAGCTTCCTAACAGCACCGCCAATAATTTTGCTACCAAAAAACTTTATAGTTTCTCCTAAACCGTTAATACCGTTTCTGAACCATTCCACACGATCATATGCGGTTTTAAAAACTTTATACGCAATTGTAATAGCAGTTATTGTAGCACCTATAGGTCCTGTTAAAAACCTTAAGGCTACACCAGCAAATCTTGCGCCTCCGCTTACTGCAAATAAGGATTTTGCGGCTAATCCTAAACCGTTTTTCAAAAGTTTGAACGGTAAAATTGCTAGCTTTGCAGAATTTTTCAAAACATTTATAGGTTTTAAATTAAACAACATAGTTCCGGCTAATCCTTTAAAGCCTTTTGACGTTTTTCCTGTTGTAGAACCAAGAAATAAGGTTTGAAGACCTAAAGATTTCATTGCTTTTGAATTGGTATTAGAAAGTATTGTATTTTCAGCAATGCGTCTATTTAATGATGCATATCCTTTGGCCGCGCTTCCAACCGCACGTATTAATAAGCCTCCAGCAAGAACAGCAGGACCAATAGATGCACCAAAAATTGCTAAGCCTACCGAAGCCTTTCTAACCCAACCAGGAAGATGTGTAAATCCATCAACTAATTTTGTTAATCCTTCCGCACCTGCTCTAATCATAGGCGTTAAATCTTTACCAACTTCAATTGCTAACGATTCAAAAGCGCCACTTAATTGTTCCAGAGCGCCTTTGAGATTATCTTTCATCAAATCTGCTGCTTTTTTACTTTCGCCATTGGAATTCTTTAAGGATTTACTATAGTTATTAATTTTATCTGGCCCCGCTTCAATCAAGGCTAAAAATCCACTTGCTGCTTCAGTACCAACTATTGTAGCCACTGTAGCTAGTTTTTGTTCTCGTGTCATGCCTTTCATGTTGTCTTGGAACTGTCTAATCAATTCACCCATGCCAACAAATTGACCTTTAGCATCAGACAAATGAATACCTATTTTTTTCATTTCCTTAGCTGTATTTTTACTTGGATTAGCTAGCCTGATAAATGAAGCTCTTAGGGCAGTACCTGCTTGAGAACCCTCTAAACCTGAGTTAGATAAAACTTCAATTGCTGCGGAAGTGTCCTCTATTGAAACTCCTAATGCTTTTGCAGGAGTACCAGCATACTTCAATGCATCTCCCATGTACTGAATATCTGCAGCACTGTCATTTGCTGATCTCGCAAGTAAATCAGCAACATGATTTGCATCAGATGCTTTTAAACCGAAAGAGTTAATCGCTGAAGCCATTACAGTTGCAGTTGTAGCCATTTCTGCACCACTTGCTTCTGCTGCACTGATAACACCTGGCATAGCCTCCATTGTTTGTTTGGCATTAAAGCCTAAAGCTGCCAATTCTTCCATACCTTTAGCAACTTCGTTAGCACTTTTACTTGTTTTAGCTCCTAAGTCAACTGCTTGATTAGACATGCTTTTCAAGTCTTTACTGCTTGCTTGCGCAATCGCTCCAACTCGAGACATTTGCCCTTCGAAGTCTGCACTTGTTTTTAATGCTGCACCTAACCCTAAAGTAATCGGTGTAGATACGCCCATCGTCATCGTACGTCCCAGGGAAGTCATTTCATCTCCAATAGAACTAAATTTCTTTGACATGACATCCGCTTGACTAGCAAGTTTGCCGAAATGACTTTGAGCTATCATTTGTTCTTTGTTAAAAGTCTTCATTTCGGATGAAACTTTATCTATTGAACGCTCCAAATTATTTAAAGCAGCTTTTTCTTTATTAACAGCTGTTTCAGCTTTTGCAACATTAGCGCTATGATTCTTAATAGTATTGTTTAAATCATTAAATTCTTTTTCTGTTTGCTTTAACTTAGTGTTAGTTTTAGCGTAAGAACTTTCAATTTTATCATTTGATTTTGAAAGATTGTCATTTTGCACTTTTAGTTTTTGAACTTGATTGCCTTCTTGTTTATATTGTTCAACAAGTGCTTTATGCTTAGCGGACTGCTTCTGTACTGCGTCACTTGCTCTTTTTAGTTGTGCAGTAGTAGCTTGGTTACTATTCTTAAGCTTTTGTTCTGCATCTCTCAACTGTTTAAGTTTTTGATACGCATCTTGTTTACGTTGATTTGTACGTTTATATTGATTTCCAGCTTTTTTAAGTTCTGTATTCGATGATTTTAAGGCTTCTTTAGATTTATCAAGAGCTAATTTTTCTTTTTTATTGGCTTCTACTAACTTTAAATACGCTTTCTCAACATCTTTTACACTGGATTTAGCTTTTTGGTAATTAGCGTTAACTTGTTTAAGCTCATCTTCTACTTGAGAATACATCTTTTTTTGAATTTTAAGCTTATCATTTAACCCCTTAATTCTCGCCTGATACTTTTCCATTGATTTTTCAGACTTATCAAACGCTGACAGATTAGCTTTCATTTCACTATTAACAACACCTAATTGTCGCTTTAAACCCTTCATGCCTTCTTGGACACCTAAATGGTCTAATTTCAGCTCCAAGGTCATGCCTTCTACTTTTTCATTCATATTAACCTCCTTTCTAGCTTCCAAAAAGTTTTCTTAAATCCGTACCTGTAATGACTTTTTGTTCACTTTGTTTTTCTTCAGTCTCTTCTTTATTCTCTTCATTAAGTATTTCTAAAAGTTTTACATACGGCTGTTTTCTGACTTCAGTTAATGTCCACCCATACTGCTCCATACAGAAACGTTGTATTTTCTTAATGTTCGATAAAATGTCTTTTATTGAGATTGTTCTTCTGTCTTTCCCATCTCTTCTGGTTCAGTTTCTGAATCTTCTTCATCTTCACCATTGATTTCTCGAAATATATCTTGTAAGGCTTTTGTATAAGTTTTAGTACTCATCTTGTTCAGAACATCTTCTTCAGTCAATCCTTCATCTTTAAATAAATCTACTAATAACTGTCGCTCTTTTTGTCTCATTTTTGTTGCGTTAGGTGCTTCTTTTTTATTCTCTTGATTTACTAATTCTAAATACTCATAGCATTTTTCTGCTTCGCCCATTGTTACATCTTCTTTTGTATAGCTCTCTGTTTTTCCTGTTTTACGGTCTTTAATTTCAAATTTAATCATTGTATTAGCTCCTTTTATTCAAATAAAAAAGACGCAGATATTCTGCGTCTCAAATAATTATCCATTTGTTACTGTTACTGTAATTTGTCCAGACTTGTCACTTCCGTCAGTAGACGTAGCAGTGATAACTGAAGTTCCCTCAGCTACACCGTGAATTGCTCCTGTTCTCTCATCAACAGTAACAAACTCTGGATGTTCACTTGTATATTTCAACGTTTTATTCGTTGCTGTACTTGGTGAAATGTTTGGTTCAACATTGTCATCGGTATTTACCGTAATTGATTTAGTTTCTGGTGTAAATGATACGCCTGAGACTAAAATTGGATTAGTTTTAAATTGAGGTACATCAACTTTACTAGATTCTTTGCCATTTTCTTCCCATGACACTTGGTAAGTACCTTTTGGATAAGTTGTATCCGCTTCTAAATTAGATAAAGTTACAGATACTTTGCCTTCACCTTGTTCAGAGGCTACGACATCGTCTCCTTTATAAACTTTTAAAGTTTTAGTCATAAATTATTCTCCTTTGATTTATTTTGAAAGCCCCTATTCTGCTGAAACAGTTGCAGATTTTGAATTAACTGCTACTTCAACATTTTGGGGGTTAGCTGGGTAACGAATCTTCAGAATCCTCTGATCGATCTTCACTGTCAGTGTATCCAACGAATACTTTTTTGAAGAATTCTTCTTCTCCTTCTTTACCTTCATGATAACCGTATACAATACCTTGTGACGTTCCATCAACATCAACTTTTCTGTTCATCCAGTCACCAGTTAATTTTGTTGGCTCTGGGGCTTCTGCTTTTTCACCTCGTGTTTTAAATTCAATTGAATCTAAACTAAAAGTACCTTTAAGTAAGGCTACATATACCGGCTGACCTGTTAAACCATCTTCCGATTCGCCAATTACTGTTACATACGGTGCTCTTGTATTCTCTCCTACCCAAGATGTACCATTTTTATCTTTAGTACGTCCAATAACTGTGTTTAAATCATCACTTGGAATATTGAAAATACTCATGTCAGACTTAACTTCATTAGTACCTTGTTTTTTCATCCATACACGTTTGTTAGATGCAAACATATCTACTAAATCTGGTGCTAAACCTGTGATATTTAGGTCAACTGTACCACCTTTTTCATCTTCCCATGTCATGCGTTTAACTACTTTTGTTGCTTCTGGGTTAAAAACTCCAACGTATAATCTTTTAAAACCTACTTTATAAGAACCTTGTCCTTCTGCCATTGCTTATTTCCTCCTTAAAAATTAAAAAGCACACCTATTCGATGCGCTGATTTTTATAATATATATTTTTGGGTATGCCTTGATATCGTCTCGACATCACATAACGTTTAGTTTCTTCAAAATAAGCATCTAACTGACTTGATGCTTGAATTAAATTTTGTTGATATAACAGGTATCTTATTCGTTTTGTTATATCAATTGTTTTCTGATGATTTGAAGATTCTACATCTATTTGAATTAAGTATTCTTCACTAAGATATTTATCAGAAATAAAGTCTGAAGGTAAATCATAAACAGGTGTAATAACAACAAAAGGTTTGGAAGTTTCAGCATTTTCAGTGACTTTATAATAGTATATTCTAGAATTTATATGTGTTTTGAGCTCTGCATCAGATAATAAAATTCCTTTTACAGTGTTTAATATATTCATTTATCTGGCCAACTCCTTTTTTATAATTTCTCTATACTTCCGTTCACTAGCAGCTAATGTTTTTGCAATAACTCCAAAACCTCTTGGTGTATATTTTTTTCCATCTCTTGTATAACCATGTTCATTCAAGTGAATAATGTTTTTGCGATTCATAGGGCCTACCCATTCAATTAAAACAGCTCTTTCTTGACTTCCTACTTTTGTATAAGGCTTAGATTTAGTCATTTCTTCTATGCTAGCACCCGTATCTTTAAAACTCTCAAATTCTTTCTTTAAAGCCTTTATAAAAAATTCGGATGCTTCATTTAAAGCTCTATCACTCTTAGCTTGCATTGCTTGTTTTCCGTATACCGATTCTAATTTCTTCAACACTTCAGGTATTCCTTTAATTTCTACACTCATTTTTCTGATAAAACCACTGTATTATAGCCTATATCTGGTGTATCAATTCTTATTTCTTCAATGTTGAATAATTTATCGGAATATGAACCTCTGTCAATTTTAACCAAGTGGTTTGTTTGTGGTAGATATTCAGTTTTAGAAGACCTCATAATTATGGTTAGTCCCGACTTTGATTCAGTCGCTTTTAAAATTTCTCTATCTTTCATAGACGGATTATATATTTTACAAAAGCAACTATACAATTTCATTTTTTCCTCTTCATCTGGATATGGTCCTTTATTTATATATTGAAAAAAATACGCGCGATCTTTAAATTCATTAAATTCCATTTAAAAATCACCTACCACTTTTTTAATTTCAAAATCATTTTTTGCAATCCCTTTTCATTAAACACCTTGCTTCTAGATTGGTCATTTGAGTACCCACGACTTTCATAATCTCTTGCAATGATATATTTAATCGCTGTACAAAAAAGCGGGTATTCCAAGTCATTTTTGTCATAATCTGGAACCCCACTTAATAGTAACTCAGACTTAGCCGATTGAATGAGACCTTCAATTAAATCATTTTCGAAATTATAGTCAATTCTCAACCACAATTTAATTTCTTCTAAACTCATTTCATCACCCCTATTCGGCTGATATTACAGCTGATTTAGCCTTAGCTGTTACATTAACCTTTTGGGGCTTAGCTGGGTAATGAACCTGTATTTTCTTTTGCTTTTGCAATTCTGAATGCACTGTCTAATGTACGTTGCTGATCATACCATGCAGTTAATACAAACAAATATTCGCCTTTTTTAACATCTTTATCAGTGTCATAAGTTGTTCCATCATAGTTAATTCCAAAATAATTGAAATCTCCCACAATAGGTTTAACTGCTGCATCTGTAAATACTACGGGTTTGCCAAATACTTTTTCTGCTGGTGTGTCAAAGAAATTTGTTGTTCCATTTGAAAGAACACTAATAATTTTGACATAATCTGCATATCGCATGTAAATTGTTGCGTTATCACGATAATCTTCATGTAAATCTGCTAAAGCGTTAATAATAGCATCATACATGTCTGCTCCCTCAACTTCTTTAACAGATCCATTATAAAATGACATGTGTTCTAATCCAGATTTAGGACTTACTGCTAAGGCATCTTTACGCTCTTTAGCTGCTAATCCTGATTGTAGTGCGTTTTCAACCCAGTTTACTAAATCTACATCTGATCCATGAATTACAGTATCTGAAATTGCAGCAAATACTTTGAATTTATTAGTAGTGAATTTAACTGTATCACCTTTTAATTTTAATTCTTTTGCTGTTTCTACGTCTGTAATGAAGTCATCATCGTCTAAAGTATATGAAACTCTTGGAATCTCTAAACCTTTAATGTTAGTTAGACGAGCTTTTTCACGTAATTGGTTTTTAGCAAATGGTTCTGAAACAATTTCTTTAGAAAGTGTTTTTGGTAAGAGCTTATCTCCACCTGAATCATTACCTGTTGGTAAAGCGTGTAATAAACGTTGTGCCTCCATTGAAGGTTTTTCAAATTCATTTGGTAAAATCGCGTGACGATAAAACTCTGCCTTAGCTTTAACCATCTTCTCATTAGCACTTAAAGATTGATAAGCTTCTCCTGTGTCTTTAACTTTCGCTTTTTCTTTTTCTTCAATGTCTTTCACTTGTCTTTCAACAATGTTAAATCTTTGTTGTAAACCTGCTTTTTCTGTTTCTAGTTGTTTGATGTCTTCCATATCAATATTTGGATCTGTTGCTTTCTGACTCAATTCATCATTTTTATTTTTTAATTGTTGTCCAATCATACCTAAGGATTGTTTTAATTCATATAATGTCGGCATTTCATTTCCTCCTAATAATTCAGTGTCATTTTTAAAATTTCGCATTCGCGTTTAATTTTTTCTCTTTTTTCTTTTTCTTCTAGTGACATACTTTCTTTAGGTGTTTCAACCAATTCAGATGTATCTACATCATCAATTTTTGTGATTTTGTCTACATCTTTCTTTAAATCTTCCGGGACGTTCTCGAAACGCTTATACTGCTCTTTAGAGATACTAGCAGCTATTTCATTAGCTCCTAAAACTTCATCTATTAAGCCGAAAGATAAGGCTTCTTCTGCAGTAAGCCAAGTTTCTGCATCTAGCATCTGTTTTAAGTGTTCTTGATCTAAATCTTTTGCTTTATCTAAATAAGCTGAATTACTAACAGCATCTGTTTTTTCAAGTAAATCCGCTGTCTTTCTTAATTCTTCTGCATTACCTACAGTCATAACCCATGAATTATGAATCATTAAAAAACTATTTTTGTGCATAAAAATAGTGTCACCACTCATAGCGATAACACTAGCAATTGATGCCGCTAAGGCATCGACATAGATATTAATTTTTGCAGGATGCATTTTTAGCATATTGTATATTGCATGTCCTTCAAATACACTGCCTCCAGATGAATTTATATGAACATCTATTTCACTGATGTCTCCTAGTTCATCTAGTTTATTTTTGAAATCTGTAGCAGTTACATCGCTTTCAACCCATTTATCACTTACAATATCACCATAAATGAATATTTCACCTTTACTTTTTGATTTTCTTTTCATTTGAAAATACTTAGCTTTCTTTGACATTTTTATCACCACCTTTCAAAGATTTTCTTAATTCAAGTGGCGTGTCAATCGGATACAGATCTCCGCTTATTAGTGGCTTGTCTCCACCTTCAACTGGTGGTAAATCCTCCCACTCTCTAATGTCATTTATAGTGTAATAGCCACTACGAACTGCTTTAAAGTACACTTCTGCTTGTGTTGCACTATCAGCCCTTAAATAAGATTTAACGTTAAATTTAAAATACCTATTTTTTTCTCTATCTGTTTTAGTAAGTAGTTTTCGATTAAATTCTTCTTCATACTGTTTGACGATTGGCAATAAGGTATGCTGTAAGTAAAATCTGTTTAACTCTTCATTTTTCGCAAAATTTGTGTTTGATTTTGCGTTTAAAAATACTGAGGGCAATTGAAAAACGTTAGCTACTCTTTCTCTTGTTAAATTCTCGCTTGCCACTATATCTTCAGAGACATATTTTTTAGGTAGCGGTTCGATTTCAACACCGGGCTCTTGGAATAATATTCCACCGTTTTCTTCATAGTACTGTTTAAAATCTTCTAACACTTGCTGCCTTTTTTCTTTACCTACATTGGAACCATATTTAAGCATGAAAGAATCAGGTTTTTGCATTTCTGTAAGATTAAAGGTTCTTACTGCATTATCAAAATCAGTTGTATTCTTCAACACATCAATCGGACTAATGCCTTGCACCATATTAGACGCCACGATGTGTTTAAAATGCAACATGTCCATATTATGAACAATCAATTTGTTTCCAGTTGCAGCATGAATGGAATAATAAAGTTCACGTGATTGGTTTTCAATTAACATTTCAACAACATCTGGATTTAATAAGAAAAGCTTTGATGGTTGATGATAGATGTCTCGTTCAATTAGCACATATGCATTACCTTTTTCATTTCTGATTGTTTCAATTTGATTAATAAAATCAAAACTGCTCAGAGAATTATTCGGTGACACTGTAAGTAAATCAGATACTTCTGTATTAACTACTTTATAATCTTCATACATTTTCAAGGGCAAACTAGCCATCGAATTAGATAACTTTGTAATAGCTGAAAATATCGTTTCATTAGTTTCAAGCGTATTATTGATTACACCCCAAAAAGATTTATTTTTCCATGGGCTAAAGTCATAAAGCTTAGAAGCTGACTGATCAATCCAATTGTCTATCAATTTTTTCTTTATGCGTGTGACAATATTCTCTTTTGCGATAACATTCACCTCCTTAACGCATTATGTCTTTAATACTAATAAATTCTATGTTTCCTTCACCTTTGTCAGAAACAACTTTATTCATAATATCTGTATATGTGTTTAAAAATGCTGCAAAACCATCTATTTTACGATATCTGCTTTGTTTAGATGGCAACCAGTTCCCATTTCTGTCTAGTTTCAGCTGAACATTATTGATATACCATTTCATTAAAGGATTATTATTAAATATTATTTTCCCATCTAAAAACATTTCTTTTAGATCCTTCAATGCAGGGCTCAAGGTCAAAGCTCCTTGTCTTGTTTCTTCAGTTTCAAAACCGTAATTTTTTAACTCTTGATTTAGTTTGAATGCGTTCGCCCTATCATAAGTGATTTTTTCGACAACATAATGCTCATTCATCTTTATTATCCAATTTAAAACATCTTGGTAGTCTATATAAGGATTATCTTGTATTGTTAGTAATCCGTCTTCTTCCCATTCTCTATAGGGTATCTTTTCGTTAGAATATTCAACTTTATGCTTAGGAATCCAAGAATGTGTTAAGACAGCAACTTTGCCATTATCTAATGCAAAAGTGGCACATGCGGCTGTAAAGTCCTCTGTTTCTGATAAATCATAACCAATCGTGCACGGTCTGCCTTCCAGCTCTTCTAAAGAAACAATTTCATTATTTTTTTGAAGTGTTGGATAATCAATAAAACTCATCTCATTATTATTAGCAAAGATGTTAAACCTTTTGGTTATAAAATCTCCACGTTCATCTGGTGTTCTCTTAGCCTTTTCCCACTCTTCTTTCATTTCATCTAAATCGATAGAAACACCTAGGTTAGGATTTGCTTTAATCCAATTCGACGAATCATTTATATCATCGTCATCATCGAGAGAAGCTAAATAGTAAAAAGTTCTTTCATCTTCGATGATTCGATCTAGGGTGTCTCTTCCCGCTTCTACCATATTAACAAGTGGTCCATCTAGTTGGTACCCCGCTGTCGTAATGTAGATAAGAAGGGGTTGTAACCTTGCCGCTCTTGAGTTTTTTATAACTGAAATCAATTTATAATCTTTAAATTCATGAATTTCATCAAAAATGCCCATATGTGTATTTAAACCATCCAACTTATCACTGTCTGAAGCCTGTGGCATAATTTTAGATATAGTTGCATCGTAATGAATTTCATCTCTCAAAGGTCTAAAATTTTCTCTAAGCTTTGGGCTAGCTTTAATCATCGCCTTAGATTCATCAAATAGAATCCTCGCTTGTTTCATCACATTCGCTAACAAATGAATTTCTGCACCATTTTCTCCATCTTGAGAAACAGCATAGTTAGCAACACCAGAAATAGTGGTTGTTTTACCATTTTTTCGCCCCATAAATATCAAAGCTTCTTTAAACCTGCGCAGCTTTGTTTCTTTATGAACCCAACCAAACAAACTGCCAATAATAAAATGTTGCCATGGTTGTAGTACAAGTTGACGTTTAGATCCTTTGGAAGGTTTACAAAACTTTTCTATAAATCGAATAGGACGATGCGCTAATTCTTCATCAAATACCCATTTACCCCCATTTTCTAGATATCTAAGGTGTCTCTCACATTCTTTTTTAACATATTTGCTTGTTTTTATTTTCCCTTGAGTGACTTGCTCTGCATACCATGTTGTTAATAGTTTTGGTGAAGGTTCATTTAAAACTTTAATAGTCACCGAATCCACCTTCTTCTTGAACTATCTTTTTTCTTTGTGCTGCTGTTAAACCCATAGACTTGAGTAAGTTATTTAGTGTTTGAACTGTTTTTGTCAGTTCTATGCTTAATGGATTCTTAACAATATTGCTGGCACCAGCCTTGTTTGTATGCTCTATCATCAAATCACTATTTTTAAGTTCATCTCTTAATCGGCAATAAAATTCATATGTTTCTATATACAAATTAATTAATATGTCATCAGATTTTTTATAATCCTCTATATATTCTTTCAGCTGTTTTTTTTGTTAATTTCATATAAAGACCCCCTTTCATAAAAGTTTATCCGCGTTGCAAGCGAAGGGCCCCCGCCGGTACCCGGCGAAAAAACATTTTAAGCCGATGGGCAGGGGGCTATAAAATTTTATTTAAATAATTTTTTTATTTAAATTTTTAGAACTCTAATTTTCTTAAGATTACTTTTGTCATTATCATTTGCATGAATTTTGTTATGACAGCTATAACAAACTGACATTAGATTATCTAAGTCTAAAGCTTTGTTAAAATCTTCATCAACATAAATAATGTGATGTACAATGTTTGCATCTGTTACAATATCTTCGCGTAAACACATTTGACAAAGATAATTATCTCTATCTAATGCTATCTCTCTTAACTTCTTCCATGCTTTTGAATGATAGAACCAATCGTATTGATATGACTTACGACCATGCTTATAAATGTTATTATGCTTGGTCATCTCTTACACCTCTTTGATTGCATAACAAAAGACACACCGCATAGCGATGTGCCTCGTGTACTTGTGTCGTATAACTTTTAGATAACTTTATACATCTTTCCGATACTATCATATTACTACAGATTTGTAGGCCTTTTGCACAATCTTTGCACAATGTTATTTGATACCTGCATGATACGCTACCGCTTTAACAAAGTTCTTTCGTATAGTAGTAACAGTATTACGATGCATATGGCATTCATGTCCTATCTGTTCCATCTTTAACTTCTTTTCTTTATTCCAATACTTGAGCCTTATTACTTTCTTATGATCTTCAGGCAACTTTAAGTATTCACTCTCAACTGCTTCGACCATTTCTTCAAGGTTTCGTAACATCTTATTAGTTAATAATCTAGTTGCCATTAGTTCAGTTGTTCTAACTGGTTCGCCTTTTTGTAATGGTCCATACACAATATTGGAATCTTGTTCCTTCGTTGGATTAAGTATTTCCAACCTCAATCTTTTTATTTCTTTCTTGTTCTCATTTAAATTAGATATTTCTGATTCAATATATTTAAATGTTCCTGGCTTGATATCATATATTGTGCTCCCCATTTTAGACCTCCATTACTTATGCTTAGCTATTCTTGCTTTAATAGCTTTCATTAATTCTTCTTGCGTTAGTTCTTTATGTTGAATATAAACAATATGCAAAATCATAAAACATAGATAATATGTCAGTCATATCTTGAGCAGCATAATCGATATCAAGTGTTAGCATTGAACGATTCATGACTTGACCAGCACGCCGTTTCCCTTCTTTTAAATATCCGCCGACAAATCCACCAACATCTTTTATATCGGCTTGTTCAGACTTAGACATTTTATTGTACTCAGTTAAATCTTCTTTAGTTCTAACTGTTTGTGCTAGCTTCTGCATAAAGTCAGACCAAGCCATGTTATGATTAGTCCAATGAGTGGATAAACGACTAGCAGCATAAGAATATGAGACATCACGATCATATTTAATTGTTTCTATTTGAGTGACTTTGTCTAACATGTTCGGCTCCTTTCATTGTTTTAGAGCAGAGAAGCCTTGAGGCTCTCTTTAACTTTTGAGTCTTTTTCTAATTCGTTCAACTTCATTTTCATAATCTTCTATACCTTCGACACCATTATTTTTTACTAACTGCTTGAAAAGATAAACATTCACATACTCCAATGCTTCTATGGTTTTCATCTTATGAGAAATGCTACTTAACAAGATCAATAAAAATATAGATAAAACAATTGAAATGACAATCCACATATTTACAACACCTCCAGTGCTATTGCTAAACACATTAATATAATTAATTCAAAAATGATAATAGCTATTACCATGAAACTTCAGCTCTGATTTTTTCAAAGTCACTTGGCGCCTCTACATCATCATTAGCTGTCATCATAATATATACTTGCTCAGTTACATACTTACCTAACTCGTACATTGCTAGTAAGAATAATAGTCTAAATATTTGTTTAATCATTTCCCACACTCCCTTATATTTTCAAACAACTGACCTAATTTAATAACTGCCTCTCTTTTAACTTGTGCCTCGCACTTCTCTTTCGCTTCTTCTTTACTCTCCGCCTCAACAACTGTAAACCTTTGATTGCTCTTAGCTCGAGTTATGTGTGTATGTTTACGTCCTGTTGAATCTTTGAATGTTGTAACTAAGTATTGCGTCATTTCTTTAACACTCCATAATCTACGCCGATTGGATAAATCAGAATAGCTATAATATTTAATATTATTCCCAACAAGAAAAAGAACAATAATCCTTTTTGAGATAAATGTTTATTAACTGTTAAATCGGCTATAAAAATCGACACACTCGCAATCGACCCTATGAAACTCATGAAAAATAACATTGCTATAATGTACCCTGTCACTTCCTCAGCACCTCTTTTACAAAATTTCAAAACCTTTTAATTCTTTCCTTAATGACTTCTCATCTTCTATATCAAAACTCTTTTGAACTCCACGTGATTTTATAGTTACTTTGTTAGATTTGTTTATCCAAATTTTGAACTTAGGCCAATTCTTAATATTGCAAGAATAGCCTTCAAGCACTGTATTATCTTTTAATGGTTGGTCTGTCGGAAATAACTGGACTTCAACTTTGGATAACTTCTCACTTTCTACATTCAAACCAATATTCGTGAGCATATTTTTTAATTTGTTTATAGTCACTTCCCCAAAACCTCCTTGACTCGATCTAAGATGTCTTTACACGTATCCTTTTCCTGCGTCTGCTGTTCCATCTTGTCTTTCGTGGTTCCTTTTCATTTTCTTTTTGTATGCGTCGATAAGTTGGTCGATTGAATAGTAAGTATTGGCGTACAAAAAAGGCATTATTAAAACTTGTACAATACTATTATCAATACCTTTTACAAATTGTTCCGTTAGTGTATGCATTACATGAACAAAATAAACTGAATGTAGTTTAGGTAAAGTAACTTCATTTTCAATCAAATCAACCATAACCTCAGTAGTTTCTTCCAAATCTTCTTCATCAACAATAGTCAGAGTTAATTGCAAACTGAAAGCTAAGTAATCAGCAATCTCATCTAATTGTGTATCTAGTGGCTTACCTGGTTGTTTCTTCCAATTTTTAAAAAACTCAAGCGTGTTAATCCACTCTACAAATTCAATAATCATACTAGCTACTGTGTCATTTAAATTTCTGGTTGGTATTCTATCGTCGAACTCCTTTTGTATTTGTAATAACTCTTGTAACTGATCAGTTGTTAATGTGTTAGTCATTTTCCTGCTCCTCCTCATATTTATAGACCACTTGACCTGCCATAATCCCTACTGCTTCATCAAGTTCAATACCTTCTTTAACTGAATGTTGAATAGCATTTGTCATTCCCTCAAGTATTTCATCAAACGCTTGTGCTTTCTTATACACGTCCTCAATCTCTTTTAGTAACCCCTCTGTGTCATTGCCGTTATACGCACTAGCACTGATCACTGATTGTTCTATTTGTTCACGGTTATTCATTAGTGTCTTCCTCCACAAAAATTTTATTGTTTAATTCCATTCCAAATTTAACTCTTTCATCATCGTTGCCGAATTCGTTTATTAAATCTTTTTCAACACTCTTGCAATACCTATCCCATGCGATCGCTTTCTTCTCCAGCTCTTTGTTGTGTTCTCGTAACTTCGCTATATCCCCAATAAGCTCATCACGTTGCTTCAAAAACTTGCTTGCTTCATCAAACCAGTATTCACTTTGCTTTTCGTAATATTCTTTTGAACCATGTTCCATTATTTAATCAACTCCCCATCTTTCCAGATTAACGTCATAGTTAGGTCGTCGTTTAAGATGTAGAATGCTTTGATAGGGAAACATCTGTCGTCATTTAAACTTTCGTTTATACTAGTATTCCTATTTGATGTAGGATTATATTCTCCTTCTGAGATCTCGTACACTTCAAACAACCTATCAAATACTGTATCTCCCGTGATTTCCTCTTCAACTTCGACTACAAAAGTATCTTCAGGTGTTATAAAATAACTAGTAAAACACTTTCTTCCATCCTCCCAAGAAAAATAAATAAATTTTTCATTATCTTTGTTTTCTGTGCAAAACCTCTTTCCTGTTGTTAGCTCAGGATTCTTCCAAGCCCATTGGATAAGTTCAGGTAAATTCATTTCTTTTTTTACTTTGATTTTCATTGTTTCCATCTCCTTAAAATAAAGTTAGTTGCTTCTGTTCCTCGTATTCCAAACCATGTTGCTTTATATATGTTTCAAGCTCTTCAGCTGTATCAAATGTCTTTTTCACGCCTTGCCAACCTGGCACGATATGCCCATGAAAGTAATAAGTGCCGTTTACTACATGGATATGTGCCACTCGTTCGTTATCCTGATACAGATATCTCTTAGAGCCGAAAAATCGGCTTAAGTATTCTTTGCGTGCGCTATCGGTTTTAGGCATTTATACTTCCTGCCACTTCTTGAACATTTGGTTATAAGTAGTATCAAACCAGTACGGATCACGTGAATGTTTCTGTGGTACATTAAACAAATGCGGCTTCTTCTTACGTAGCTCAGCCTCTTTACGTCGTTGCCTAGCTATTTCACGTTCTCTAGCCTCTCGTTGCATAATTCTGGATAACACGATTTCTTTATACTCAGCTAAGCGCATGCCATAAGGTGCGTTTAAGGCTTCTAACAACGCCCAGCCACCTCGTACTCTTTTTGCAACCATTCCTGGAGTTAAACCATTCTTTTTTATCAATTCATTTTCATGTTCGGTAAATTTATATGGTTTACCGTTAATCTTTACGATACTCATTTATTTTGCCTCCGTATTTATCATGCGTTAAAATTTTTAAAGCTCATGTTTTTTACTCCGGATGTTATTTATCCTAAAAAGTATTAGTGTGTCTTTTTGGTCGTTTTTCACCCTATATTCACGAGCGCTAATGACCAAAAGCTCTTTTTGCTCTCTCAGATAATTCTTGTCGTCGCTCTTCAGACATTAATTTTCTAAAACCTATTGCGCTTTTAGGTAGTTTCGCCCTAACCAATACCGCAGTCCCAGATTCTAATCGTTCCAATACCTCTACATCATCGCCGTACAACTTTGTCATTCTAGTAATATGTGTTGGTACTGATGAGTAAGCAATCCATTGTTGGTTTTCGTAATCATAGTTCAATGTCGTTTCGCGGTCTTCTCTTGAATAACCGTCACTTACAGTTTTTGTTTCTTTGGTAATTTTTGCCATTTATTCCACCTCTACATTTACATTTCTAATTTTTAAATTGTCATACTCTAGTATTTCGTTCGGATTGTTATATAAGTAATCTGCCAGCGTTTCTTTTTCTTTACTCACATCATCAAAATGCTGATATTCAACTTCTGTAGGTATCCTTATATCAATCGTTGCGTTTATATATGCTTGTTGTTGCATTAGATCACTTCATTTCTCGTTTGCGTTCTCGTCTTGCTTTAATTAATTCCTCGTACGTAATCCATGTTTTACCTGTATACTTAGGTGCTTTACATATCCAATTGAGTTTTATAGTCCTGTATTTATGTCTGAAAATCTTAGCTTTAAGTTTTGCTACTTCGGTTGGCATACCTTTAATGTCGATAACTTCAATCAGTTTGCCATCGAGATATAATGCGAAGTCTGCAATGTATTCAATCTTTCGTTGTTTATCTAATTTTGGTAATAATTCAAATTTCGGTTGTATTTCGATACGATCATAGTTAGTGCCATGCATATTACTTTCTAAATATTGGTAATATTCGCACTCTACTTTGCTATCAAATACAATTCCTTTGTACTCAACTTTCTTAGCGTTGTATTTACTCATCGTGCACCTCTTATAAATAATCAAATATCGTTGACTGCAAACCTAACTGATGCTCATATAGAAGCCCGTGAGCACCTTTGAATCGTTTTAGGTCACTATCAGTCATAATTTTCTTTTCGTCGCTGAAATGAGCTCCTGTGAGCGAATAAACTTCATTTACGTTGTCTTTATACTTGATGACCTTAATATCTTCCGTGCCATCTTCTCGGTATAAGTAATATTTTTCTTTCGGCATTTTTAACACTCCTTAATGTGCGTTTTCTTCCAGTTGATTTCATTCATAATTTTCTCTTCAACTCTGTCGTAATCATCAAAAGGCGATAACTCGTTATTGTCTAACAATCTGTTAACTGCCCAACCAGTTTCTATATAGACATTTGCTACAATCGGGTCATTTTGCTTTGTCTCTTCATACATCGATTTCAATAAGCTTTTGAATTGCATGATGTTCATGTGAAAAACCTCTGAGTCTTCTTGTAATACTCAAATTCAATTATTCCGGTTTCGCCGTCTTTGTTTTTGGCTATGTTACATTCAACAATAGATTTGCCTGTGATACTGTCATCTTCTTCACGGTTATAGTAATCATCACGGTAAAGTAGCATTGCCAAACTTGCATCGGCTTCTATTCCACCTGATTCTTTCATGTCCGATAGCATTGGTCGTTTATCCTGTCTAGACTCGACACCACGATTCAGTTGTGAAAGTAGTACGATGATTGCGCCTGTCTCGTTAGCGATTATCTTTAAGTCACGTGATATCTTTTCTACTGCTACACGTCTATCAACTTTCGCATCAGTATCCATCAGTTGGAGATAATCTATAAAAATAACTTGTTGCCTGTCTGAATAACTCATTGCTTGTGCTCGCACATCTTGCGGTGTGATATTACTTTTATCAGAAATATCAATACCTAACTTCATAATTTGATCCATTGCATTCGTTAACTTCGTTAAGTCATCCGGTGTTAAGTTCCTGATTTCTTTTATCTTGGTTAACTCAATACCAGTAATTGTTGATAACATACGTTTCAATACTGATGCGCCAGTTGTTTCAAGACTAAAGAAAGATGTTTTATATCCATTTCGTGCTATGTTCAGCATCATGTTTAATGCAAAACCTGTTTTACCCACTGAGGGACGCGCTGCGATGACGATTAATTGTGATGGCTCTAATCCCCCTATTTTGTAATCCATGAGTTTATAACCCGTCTTAATTTGCTTCTTAGGGCTATCGCTGTATAACTCGTCGACAAACTCCTCAACAAACTTCTTGGTTCCATCTTCTTTTTTGTTAGTAATTGTTTTTAAATCCTTAAGTTCATCAATCAAGTTGTTAAAATTTTGGTTCGTAGGTTGTTGTTTGAACTCAGTGACCAATTCATTCGCTTTGTTGAGTTGATAACTTTCCAATAATTCTTGTTGATATCGTTCAAAGAAGCCGTATCCAATGAAATCGGAGTTGTAAAGTTTAGTTATAGTATCTGCATCTAAAAACTCTTTATCTTTAGTTGCTTTTAAATAGATTTCTTGATGATCTATCTTTCCGACGTCCATTACATAATTGAAAAAGGTTTTAAACTTTTCGTTCGTAAACATGTAATCTTTAACTCTTATCTTTTCTAGTACGTCCGGTTGTTTAAGTAGCGTAGCGATTATTGTGCTTTCAATTTCGAATTGCCCATAATTCATTCGTTATCGCCCCCAAATTCTGCCAACTTATTCATGAAGTTATCTAGCGCTATTTTTCTTTGTCTGACATATTCGGGGTCATTCTGCATTTTCCATTGGTGTGTGGCGGTTTCGTTATCTACTGGCTCGATAGATACTTTTTTAGGTGCCTTACGCATGATTGCTGGTAAGTTAGGCGGGTACGGGTTGTTACTGTTGATATATCCATCTACCGCTTTTACAGTTGGTTGATAATCTCCGTTTTGACTTAATACATCAATCCACATTTCTAACTTTGGTTTATCAAAATCGATGTTGTATACGTACCTAACTTTTTTAATAATTTCTAATGCTTGTGTTTTGCTCATCGGCATTAGTCATCACTCAATTCTTTTTCCATTTGTGCTATGACATCATCAGTAGTTTCTTTTTTAGAGTTACGAGGTTTCAATTTGTTTTCAGCACTTTCTTTATCTGAAACGCCTTCTTTATTCCAGTTCTTTAATACAGTTAGTAAGTAATTCAGACCTTTGTTGTTTTCTTTGCAGTAATCGGTAGCGACTTTTACTATTTCGAACTGATCTTGCTTAAATGATTTAATTTCGTGTTCTAACTGTTCTGCTTTTAAAGGGTTTTGTATAATTTCTAAATTGGTACTAATATACTTAAATGACTTCGAGACGTCGTCTGTCTCTCTATGGTTGTTAGTCTCTGTGTAGTCTATGGTATTGGTCGGGTCATTTTGACCTCTTCCATCGTGCCATTTTGACCTCATCGTCGGGTCATTTTGACCTGATGCTCGGGTCACCAATATGTCTAGTTCAAAATAATTTATTGAATACCACTTCGTGCGATCAAATCCAGCTTTATTATAGTTACCTACATATAGTAAGTTTTGTTTTTCTAGACTTGTTATAGTACGTTTTATAGTACTTTCACTCCAAAACGGAAATTGTTCAATCCACTTTGGATAAGAATTGAATATCCAAGTTTTACCATCGTACTTATGTTTTGAGTTGTTTAACCAATAATGTATTTGTTGTAATACTATTGCTTCGTTTAACCCTATTAATTCAGCTAATTTCGGCAAAACTTGTATCGGATAGTCATCTATTAATAACTTATTCATTTTTCTCTCCTTTCAACATTTTGTTAAGCCTCTCATCAACTTTTATCCACGAGTCATGCAATTGATATTTATCATCAAATGACTTAACGCCTATCGCATGTTGCTCGTTGTGATGTTCGCGACATAACGCTAATACATGTTTGTCGTAGTGATTCATCTTGTTTCTGTTCATGCCTCTACCTACTGCTTCGTAATGTGCTAGGTCAGCGTGAGGCTTTCCGCATATAATGCAATGACGCGTAACAGTTGCCCAATAAAGATAATTTTTATCTTCTTTCATCAATTTGCTTGTTTTATAATTTAACGGAATCGCATTTGTAAAAATCCACTCAAACATCGCTTCTATAATTTGCTTAGCTATAGTTCGAGAACAATTTGATAAAGATATACGTTCTTCATAGCCATACAGAAACTTCACATAATCTTGGAACATTTGCCTCATATAATCTCGAGGTTGTCCTGTATGAGCTTCTATATCGTTACACAATGCGAATATTAACTTACGTTGTTGTCCAGTAATTTGAAACGGATCTATGACGCTTACATCGACTTCTACATCAAAACCGTTATCAAGTAGTAATGTTTCTTTATTGCCTAATTCGACACCCGAGATGACAACTGTTGTTGTGCCGTCGTCTTGAGTGATATAACTAGTAATTTTTGGCATTTAATCATTCCAATCAGAACGGTAAGTCAGAAAAGTCTTCTTCGGTATTGTCGAACGGATTATTACCAGTTTGAGTTTGTCCGTTGTGTTGTTGGTTATTCTGTTTGTTGTTATTCTTCGGTTCTAAGAATTGAACGCTGTCCGCTACTACTTCTGTCACAAATACACGTCGCCCTTCTTTGTTATCGTAACTGCGTGTTTGTAGTCGTCCGTCTACACCTGCCAACGATCCTTTAGAAAGGTAGTTTTTAACGTTTTCAGCTTGTTTTTTGAACACTACTACGTTTATAAAATCTGCTTCACGCTCGCCTTGAGCATTCGTAAATGTTCTGTTTACTGCTAATGTGAATGTCCCTACATTTACGCCATTTGGTGTACTTCTTAATTCTGGGTCTTTTGTTAATCGTCCTACTAAAACTACTCTGTTTAACATTATTGTTTCTCCTCACTATCCAATTGTTTTAATCCCGCATCTAATTTTTGGTGTGCTTCTGCGATTTGTTTTTGACTTAATTTATTAATGTTAGATATTTTTAGCCATCTCATCGTTTTGTCGATAGTTGCATCTCGCCCTTTTTCTTGAGATAAGTTCACGAACTGATTGATACGCTCTTCTAATTCTGTAATATCGTTGTCACTTGCACTTGGTAGTTCCTCGCCGTTGTAGATATATAAGCCTAAACCGTGTAAAGCCGAAGCTTTAACAAAACATCGTTTTTGCGCTTTGTTAATATCGAAAGTTGTTGCACTACCTTTAGCAAGCGATTTATTTCTAAAGTCCAATACTGGAAGCCACTCAGTCTCTGTACTATCTTTCACAGTCACAGATACCTGTACAAAATAGCCTTCTGGTGTAGCCAAATAAGGTACAAAATAATTTTCTGTGTTAATATCTGGATGTGGAAACTCGTGTACTTTTACTGTGTAGTTTGGGTCAATCTTTTTCAGCTCTTGGTGTGCATATGACCATGCTAGATAAGTTAATCCATTTTTTTGTTCTGTATGATCATTCACGTTTTTACTGTTCAACTGTTCAAATAATGTTTGTTCAGTCATGTTCTACCTCCTCGTACTCAATAGTTTCTGTCACTGTTTTCTTGATTGCTTTGTGATAATCCATATTGATACTCGCTTCTTCCATACCGTTAAATTCCCTAGCTCTATTTCTATTTGTGGAGTAACTAACATCTGAATTATTATCAGTTGGTTTGTTAGTTATATAAATTGGCATATCCCTATGACGGATGATGTAAGTTACAGTCTGCTTCATAGCGACCTCCTACCATTTCATGACTAAGTTAATTAGTCTGTCCTGTTCGTCTGTGTTCTCTTCAATCCATTCATCTATTGCTTGGTTGAATAATTCTGATGCCATATCTAAGTCATTCTCATCTACGACATAAGCATGTTTAATTGGTACGTTGTTCATATCTTTAACTTGTATTGATATGCCCATATGACCTTTTAAAATGAATAGCTTAAAATCGAATCCGTTAACATGAATATTTTTGCGTATGATTTCGCCTATTTCGTAATACATCTTGACTTCCTCCGTTTTTCATTTTATATTTAACTTGAAATTTTTCTTAAGTGCTTGATACTGTTACTTGTTGGCGCAAGTAGCGGTTTTTTTATCTTATTATCAAAGATGTTTCATAAATTATGCCTTTTGGCTCGCCTGGTACTACTATTTGGCCGACAAAAAAATATTGATGCGCTCTTCTTCTGTATGATTTCTTAAGTTTTAAATTGTGTAATACTATGTCACCGGTATGTCTGTCTACATATTCAACAAGATAATTTTTGTTTTGAACCGACATGTAAATATATGGATTGTTGTACTTCTCTCTGTATTCAGTAATCGTCTTAACTTCATCATCACTTAACACAGCTTGTTCTGCTTTTCTTTCCCATTCCACACTAGGTTCAACGTGTTCTTCGAACCAAGTCATTTAATCATCCACCTCATAAAAGTATTCTTTATAGAATATGAATGTTGCGATACTTGCGAATCCCGCAATTGACCACGCTGTAGTGAAGTATAGAAACGGCATGAGTACAATCGCTAAGACTGTAAAGCACAGTACTGCTATTAGATAGCTTTTATATGTGTCACTCATTTGATAATCCTCCTAATACCATTTTTTATGCTTTCTGATCAAATACTCTTCTAATTTAGAAATATTAATCAATGTGCCCGTTGTCGAATAATCAATATATAAATTTTCTACACCTAAATTATCTTCACGGTAATATTTCAACCAGTTGTATACTGTACTTCTACTTACTCCAAACAATTGATGGATTTGTGTAGGTGTTGCGTATAACTTTTTTACAAATTTTTCTTCGCCTCGATATGTGTTTTCTGGTGTTGGTGGTACTATGATTTTTGGCATCTCTATCACTCCTTTCGATAAATGTTAAAGTTAGGTCGGTTAAATTAACCTGCAATAATTCCTGGTCTCTAATTGGGTTTATAACTTCCCAATCATTTGCCATGAGGTCATCGGCTGAAGGTTGCCAATATCTGATAAGGTTTGTCCCATCGCTATTTGAAATGATGCATTGTAAAAAACTATCATTTGTTGGTAATATCTTAGTTCGATGACTTTCTTTCCAATCTTTCAGTGTCATAGAGACAAGATTTTTTGTAGCTATCTTAGTTGCTTCTTGAATGTTCATTTGTTATTCCTCCTTTTAAGTTGTTTATGATCCTTTCTGCTATACTCCTGTTATGGAGGTGATAGGATGAAACTTAATCACGATTGCGTTAGACTCTTGCTCTTAGAAATAGAATCTAATAAGAAAATAGGTGAACCACTTACTCGACATAATTTCAACGATAATATTATTTTTGATAAATATGATTTTGAAACAGTAATGTACTCACTTTTAAAATTAGAAGAAGCTAAATTTATTTGTTGCGATCTGAAATTCATCGAAGGCAGGGTCGTTTCTTGGATTATTGATGACATCACTTGGTCTGGCCATGAATTTCTCGATAATATTAGAGACAATAAAACTTGGAACGAAGTTAAAAGTGTCGTTAACAAAACATCCAGTATGTCTCTTAATCTTATGGGGAAGTTAGCTTTTCAATATCTTTCTCAAAAATTCAATCTAACTTAAATTCATAACCATCAACCAAGGCATATAAGTTATTATTTAAGTATGGTATTTCTTCAATGGTGTTGTTGATGAAATAAGATCGGACCATAAGTTCATATCCGTCATTAATTTGAATATCTATTGGTCGTCTATTACCTTCTTCGTCATAGTAGTAATAGATGACTTTTTTGTTTTGAGCTCGCATTGTTCGTTCCTCCTATTAAGATGTTTGTGTTTCACCCAAAAACTTATTAACAAAGTATTGTTGTCCTTTGCCTGTTACTTTTGGCGTCTTACTAATTGATGTGTGACCGTCCGAATGTGTGATTGATGTTTCTTTAATTTCGAATAACTCACGTTCCATTGAGTACTGTGTAGGCATGTTATAATCCACACCCTTACGTTTAATAAGGAATCCGTTTTGACGTAACCATTCAAACAATCTGCGTTGCCCGATGTTTACACCGTTTTGTTTAATGATCTTTGCTAACTCTCCAACTAAAATTGATGTCTTAGTAGTAGCTACTGCATCTGCAAATACAATTTTTGGTTTATCACGTTCAATCTTTGTTTCTAATTGATTGATTGTGTTGTTAGCAATTTTTAAAGCACGTTGCATAATCATTTCTGGACTGTTCCATACTTTTTCCACTTGGATGAAGTATTGTCTTGCACGTTTACCCGGTTCACTACGTTGAATCATTGCGATTTCTTTTGCAGTGTCTAGTGTGAGTGCGTGATCAATATAGTGAGTCATATTGCCTTGAGCTGTTGCTCTTTTTTGAGCGATAGCTGTGTAATCTGTATTTTCTTCAAATCCGTATTTAAGCATTCTTGGAAACCAATCTTTATATGCCGTCTTAACTTCTAATGCTTGATGAAGTTCTCGACCGCTGATTGCGATTTCTCCATTTTCTTTTTCTTGTATGTTGAACATTTCGCCGATGTTCGATTTTGTTTGTAATGCTTGCATAATGTTTATGCTCCTTTCGTGTATAATGTTGTTATCTCCCAATGGAAGGAGGTGTATATTATGTTTTGGCATGACTTTGAAAAATATTTCCATAAAGTCCAACCTGAAATTGAAGAACAATTTGGTAATGATAGTGAGTATTTCCGAAATCTTCTAAATGACTTAAAAGAACAAAACACAGAAGGGTTTTCAGAAGAGTTTTTATATTCACTAGCTATGAATGAGTGCTCTAAACGTTATTCTGAAACACTCATTTACAATGTTGCTCGACAGATTTTAAAAGACGATGAGCAGATTCATTAGCGCTTTCTTGATTCTTAATTTTTACGAACTGCTTATTTTCTTGACCTCTTGTTAAATCAAGGGGTTTTTTACTTTTTGAAATCTCTGTATTTTGAATGTGATCTATTAGTTTCTCATCAACTACCTCAAAAATTAGTTTTACTTGGTTGTAAGATAAATCATAATCATGTATTAACTGATAAATTTTCCGTTCTACTGTACTTTCTGATAATTTTAATCTTTTTGTATCATTCATTCGTTACACTCCCTTCGTGTATAATGTTGTTATCAACCTAAGTAGGTGATAAGTATGCATAAGAGATTGCTCACTCAATATTTAGATAAAGAAATCGTTACTTCTTTAGATTTACATTTAATTAATGGTGAAGTTATTAAAGTACAAGAACATATGAAAGATGCTGAAAGCAAAACTCTACACATCATTTATCCAAAAGATAGAGTTGTCAGTTTAGATCATGTCTTGTATTTCGACATTAACGTTAAAGGTGAAAAGAATAACGATAGTCCTTATCCATCTTAAAATCCATAGTGCTTATAGTTATTTGCTATTTGTTGACAGTTATCACTGGCAAGTCCTACCTTGTCAGCTTGGTAACTGTATTGATTATTTACTTCATTTACTAATCGATTCCATTCGTCTCTTGGTACATCTTCAAGAAGTAAGAGAATCATCTTTAATTTTTCTTCGTTCATTTGTTGTTCCTCCTATTAAGTTGTTTGTTTTTCTCCTAAAAACTTATTAACAAAGTATTGTTGTCCTTTGCCTGTTACTTTTGGTGTACGTGATACTTTACTTGAACCATCTGGATTATTAATTATTCGTTTTTTGATATCCAAGATTTTTAGATCCATACTCTTTTGAGTTGGTAAGTTATAACTTTCTCCACTCTTTTTAATGAGATATCCATTATTTCTTAACCATTTGAACAACCTGTTTTGTCCTATATCAACACCGTTTTGTTTAAGTATTTTCGCTAGTTCCCCAACAAGTATTGAATTATCACTACCAGCTACCGAGTCAGCGAATAATACTTTTGGTTTGTTAACTTCTACTTGCTGTTGTAAAACTAAGTTTTGCTCTTTTTCTTTCTTATACTCAGTCAATACTGTAATAATGTAGTCTGGATCTTTTAATGTTTGTTCAATTACATTGTCTGTTGCGTAGATACCGTGTTTGCGAATGGCTGGTAGGACGTCTGATGTTACCCATCGTTTGAATTTTCTAGCGGTTTCTCTAATTTTTTCGTTTTTGCTTTGTTTAGAAGCATCGAAGATTAGACTGTATAATCCTGATTCGTTGATAATGATCATATTTCTGTTTTGACCTGATGCACTAAATTGGTGCGTCAGCTTGTCCTCGCTATCAACATGATTTCTAATGGCATTGTCTGCTCTTGCATATCCTAAAATCTCAGCAATATCTTTTCCTACAAAATAAGGTTCGTTTTCAATTTCTACTGTTCTTACTGGTAGCTCTTTAAAATTAAATGTTTGTAATGCTTGCATTGTTCGTTCCTCCTTTTAAGATGTTTGTACAGTTTTCTGTACATTTTGTTCAAAAAAATATCTACCTACTTTTGTTGGTGGGATTTCTAATAATTCACAGATTCGTTTTATTTCCCATTGTGTGAATAAATTTTTTCCTTGCAACTTGTGATTAATAGATGTCCTTGAAATAGGGATTGCGTTCGCTAAAGAACTTTGGCTATATCTATACTCTGCCATTCTTTCGTACAGCAAACTATAATCGAAATTGTATATCATAAACTCACCTCCCTTCTTGTTCGGTTTTCTGTACAAATCAATTAAAACACCTTTGTTTAAATAAGTCAACACATAAAATACATTTTTCTGTACAACATTTGTTAAAAATTATTGATAATCGTCATTGTACGTAGTATTATATTCTTAGGAGGTGTTCAGAAATATGAACAGTTTTAAGGATAGATTAAAGCAAATTATGTCTGAACGGAAGATATCTCAATCAGAGCTATCAAGAAGGACTGGTATTGGCAGAAACTCAATTAGCGATTATTTAAATGGAAAATATGAAGCGAAACAAGACAAAGTCTTTGAACTAGCAAAGGCTTTAAACGTTAACGAAGCGTGGCTTATGGGTTTTGATATTTCTAAGAATAGAAAAATTGAAAATAACGACATCACTTCCATATACAACAAACTCACACCTCCACGACAAAACAATGTACTAAACTACGCAAATAGTCAGTTAGATGAACAGAATTCTAAAGGAGATAACGTTGTAGATATTAATTCATATAAACAGGATAAAACTCCAGTTAATGTCAATGGATGTGTCTCCGCTGGTGTAGGAGAACGACTGCACGATGAAACGCTATTCACTGAAATGGTTAAAGCCCCTGTTCCTCCACATGATTTAGCATTAAAAGTTAATGGCGATTCTATGGAGCCTATGTTTAAAGATGGCGAAATCATATTTGTGGAGAAAACTCATAATATAAAGAATGGGCAAATAGGTATATTCATCATCGAAGAAGAGGCTTATGTTAAGAAAGTCTTCGTTGAGGATGACAGATTGACTTTAGTCTCATTGAACAAAGAATACCGCGACCTTCACTTTTATAGAAATGAAAGTGTGAGATTAGTTGGAAAAGTTATTTTATAGGAGGTAGTAAAATGAATTTAAAAGAAGTTGACATTAACATTGAAGAGTGGGAAATGGTTGAAATCCCCTTTTATACAGAAGAAGAACTGACTTATAGGTTGAATAATGGTTTACCTATAACTAAAAGTGAACTTGAAGAACAGGAGTCGAAAAAATGAGTTCTTATAAAGAAATTGAACACTTACACATCAATACTGGTGGCAAAGAGCTTACTCAAGAACAAATAGAAGAAGCCAAAGCTTTTATAGACAGTCAAGGATTTAAAGATATGATTCGAGAAGCTAAAGAGTCACGTCAAAGAGTTATGGAGTCTAAAATTACTGATAGAACTAAATTGTGATTAACAGCGCCTGTGTGGCGGTTTGATATAAAATAAAAACGCCTACAAGTGTAGACGTTGAATGGTGGTGAGAATTTTATGGCGGATAAAAACAAAAAACAAGAAGCTACTCGTAGTAACCCAATAAACAAAAGTTTTGAAAAGCCGGGTGCCAGCGAAAACTTAAAAAGCACTTTATCAGAAAAAGCTAAGAAAAAAGATTAATATTCATTCATTAAATATAAATCCAATTTAATTTGTTGTTTAAGGTCTACAAGTGTATGTTTAATATACAATTCATCGTTTGACGGTAAATCAGATACTTTGAAATCTTGTCGCTCAACCTCTAGTAAATCGAAATCGCTACCAGCTGAATTATAGGTTTTAAGTTCACCCTCTTCAATGATTCTGTTTTCAAAGTCTTTAATAACTATAAATACTGGTTTACCGTTGTTATTAAACAACTTGTCTCTTTTGTCTAATAAGCTTATACAATCCAAATTCATAAACTTTCTTGTTTCATTAACTAACCAGATAATGAATTTAACAATTAAAGGATTAAATACAAGCACTGTTAAAACAAAAATAATTAGAAACCAAATATTTGCTTTTAGACCTGTAAGCAACTGAAGTAAACTCAAATTTTTTAAATCAACATTATTAAAAATTATAAAAGTATAAAACCATATCAAACATGTTTCAATAGAAAAAATCAATAATACAGGAGTATTGATAATCTTGTTTTTTTCACTAACTAAACCTATCATTGTTAGATATTTATATGGTATGTAACCTAAAACTCCTGTAAGAAGAAGCGCCGCTAGAAATTGAGTCATCTTATCACCTACTTTTTATTTTATTATAACATATTTAGTACCTAGTACTAAATTTTGGGTAGCCCACCTACCCTTATTATTTTTTACAAATTTACAGAACGTACGTTCTCTCAGGAGGAATCTAAAAATGTGGATTGAAAAATTTAAAAACAAAAACAACGAAACTAGTTACAGATACTACGAGAAGTACAAAGATCCATACACAGATAAATGGAAACGTGTAAGCGTTGTATTGAACAAGAATACAAAACAAGCACAAAAAGAAGCAATGTTTCGTTTAGAAGAAAAGATAAAAGAAAAACTACACGACAAGTCGTCAAACGAATTAAAAACTTTGACTTTTCATTCACTATTAGATGAATGGCTTGAATATCATACAAAAACATCTGGCTTTAAAGTAACGACGCTTGACAATTTGAAAACAAGAATCAAAAACATCAAAAAGAACAGTTCTCAAAATTTACTTTTAAACAAAATTGATACAAAGTACATGCAAACATTTATTAACGAATTATCAAACGTATATTCTGCAAATCAGGTAAAGCGTCAACTTGGACATATGAAAGAAGCTATTAAATACGCCGTTAAATTTTACAATTATCCAAACGAACACATATTAAATAGCGTCACACTACCAAAGAAGAGTAAGACAATAGAAGATATAGAAAAAGAAGAAGCGAAAATGTATAACTATTTAGAGATGGAACAGGTAATACAGATACGCGATTTTATACTGAACGATAGTAACATGCAGTATAGAGATCGTATTTTAGTTGCTGGGGCTGTAGAAGTTCAAGCTTTAACAGGTATGCGCATAGGTGAGTTATTAGCGCTCCAAGTTAAAGATGTTGACCTCAAAAATAAAACGATCGATATTAATGGCACTATTCACAGAATCAAATGTAATGCTGGATTTGGTCACAAAGATACTACGAAGACCGCAGGTTCAAAAAGAAAAATCGCCATCAATTCAAGGATAGCAAATGTATTGAAAAAAATAATGTTAGAAAATAAAAAGATGCAACAATGGGAACCAAACTATGTTGATAGAGGGTTTATATTCACAACTTGTCAAGGAAATCCTATGCAAGGCAGTAGGATAAACAAACGATTGTCCTCAGCTGCAGAATCATTAAATATAAATAAAAAAGTTACTACTCACACACTAAGGCATACACACATAAGTTTATTGGCGGAAATGAATATATCGTTAAAAGCAATTATGAAAAGAGTAGGACATACAGATGAAAAAACGACTATAAAGGTATACACCCATGTAACAGAGAAAATGGACAGAGAGTTAGAGCAAAAATTAGAAAAACTTGTGTACTAA